TCATTCTGTCTCCTTTGGGAGGTCTTTCCTCCAGCTTGGCATAAATCCGTAGACGTGGCCGTCTTTTTCGTCTTTATAATAAGTAGTTACTTTTGCACCTGCTGCCTGCAAATCGATATCGGGCATAACATTCAAGTTATCAACGATAATTATTTGTCCGTTACCTTTATGATTAATAAAATACTGATACAATCCGTTCTTTAATGTTGCACCTTGAGTACCCTCTTCATTTTCATCAAAGCCTAGAAGAGGCGTGTCAATCATCAATATACCCGGTTTAATAAAAACATCATCTGAATTGAAATATTCATAAAGCATTAATGCGATAACCGAATTCAAAAAAGAACGATAACCTTTTCCTTGATCTTCCTCTTTTGACACTCCATCCATCAATATATCAAATGTCTTAAAATCCCAGCTCGCATAGCCTGCACGATAGTTACATTCTTTAAGTATCTTGTTAAGCAATTCATTAAACCCCGTACCAACTAACTCTTCAAATTCCTTCTTAGCATGATACAATGGAGGCTTCTTTTTCTTTTGTAATTCAGATACCTTCTTCTGACCGAGAACCTGCAATTGCTCATTTACAAAATCAATACCAGACTGTAGTTTTGTATAATCCCTGTAACGCTGAAGATTCGTTCTATAGTCATTTATCTTCAATGTTCTTTCAGCAATAGCTTCTGAAATTTCAGCTCGACGTTTTGTTAGCTCCGATATATTTCTGCTGATGCCAATTTGCTCTTCTCGAACATTATTTTCTGTCGCGGCAATAACCGCTAACTCAGAAACGATTCTCTTTGTTTCTGCTTGAATAGCGGAATCATAACTTTCATCATGATTATCAATTGGCCCACCACAAAATGGGCAGATTTCATTTTTAGAAAGTCCTTTTACAGCCTTTTCACCTTTTGAAATAAAATCAAGACGCTGCAAATCTGCTTTATACTGACTGGCCAAAGATTTATATCTATCAATCAGGACTTTGCAGTTAGCATCTTCTTGCTGATATTCAGACATTTGTCTTATAACCGCAGCATTGTCTTCTACCAACTCTGACATTTCTTGTTGCAGTGTAGAAATGCTCTCTGTTAATTCCTGCATCTGTTTATCAGCATCCACATCAGTAAGTTTCTCTAGTTGCATTATGTAATTTATTTTTTTATCTGACAAAGCAGCAACTTGTTCCTCTATATAAGCAACAACTGCTTTCTTTTTTTCATTTGCTACCTCCGGCTTAAGAATTTCTTCTACACCTTCTTTATAATCACCTGTCAACAAGAAATATAAAGATGATATCAATGCAGTTTCGTAATTAGAGTCCTTTATTATCAAAGAGCCCGATTTATCAATCTCATCCTCATCAGCAAAGAATACATTAGCAATATTTGTCCAAGAAATCCGTTCACGGGCATATCTCGCACTCTTAGGAACACTAATAGTTTCATTAAGACCGATAATTCTTAACCACAAGTCATTTAAATATAACGGTCCTTTTCCCTTATAATTTGTTTCATATATTCCATTCACCACATCGGGATGCGCACATATAACTTCAGCTTGATTATCATTCAGTCTACGCTTTATCGTAATATCGCCATATAGTTTTGTATAAAACACGCCTTCAACATCAGAATATCCTGTTAATGGTGAGAACGGATTCTTGTCCGAACTAAACAAGTAATAAATGCACTTCAATATCCAGGTCTTACCAGTATTCGACCTTCCCTGAATAATATTTAATCCATCATCAAATTCAATAACTCCGTCTATCTTTCCGGTTCCAGATACTCGAAGCTGTTTTATTCTAAAAGACTGCATCCTCATACCTCCTTCGATTCTGTAGCCAATTTACTTATGTACTTTAGAACTGCTTCGTCTGTATAATTTGCAAATTTCCTACAGACAATTCTTGCACCAATTACATAAGCATTACTATATGATGATTGAATATTAGTAACGATTTCTCTGCCTCTTTCATTAAGAGAATAAACCAATCCATCGGCACTCTTACCTACAATTACATAATCATTTTTAACCGAGAGCTTTATTGCCTCGGTTATTTTTTCTCTTTTATTTGTAAATTCGGCAAATCCGAATTCATTATCTCCATGCAGATTCTTATCAAGCACTTTGCACTTCTTTCCATAAATACAAATAAAGTCTAATGCAGTTAACCTATCTGAATTCGCTGGCTTAGCAAGGACACTCATCAGAATCAGAATGCGGAGCATATTTTCAAAAGTAGTATTAAACACCTTATTTTTCATATGGCTCTACCCACGATTTAATCGTCTCATCGTTCACCAGTATATGAACTATTCCGAGCCTTTCTAAATTTCCAATCAGATTCTTAATAAGCATTAGTTTTGATTTTGTGAGTTGAATATCAGAAATCTTTTTTAATACTTCCAACAATCTTCTATATCCATTGTCATGCTCATCGTAATATGTAGTTTTAATTCCTCCAAAGGCATCTTCTTTTAGTATATCGAATTGGTTCTCACCATCTTCATACACTTCGCTAATAGAACGTTGAATGCTCTCAGCACTCAAGTATGCTTTTCTCTGATCATAGAAGTTCATTTGATATTTTCGTGGAAGATTAGGAATATCGTCAACAGTAACTTCAGCTCTTGATAACGCTTCGGCGTAAGCATCACATAGTGCAGATATATAACCGGATTCAAACTCGTATATTTGAGATTCGTCCAATTGAATAGGTAACTCAATCGCCTCCCCATCAATAACCAGTTTTCCATTATCAAAGTAAATGCGATTCTCCGCAAGATTTTTAATGCTAGGTTTTTGTTCATGGATTGTAAGACAAATATCCACATCATGAATACCCTTCGATAACCCATGAAAAATTTGACTCATTATATCTTGCATTGCAGATCCGAGCTCCTCTATTGCAACTGAAATACCTTTTTTTGCTAAGAACGTTTGCAAATGGTCCTTATCTGCATCATAAAGATTATCTATTTCCTCTGCAAAATCAGCCCCATCATATCTACTACAAATAAGCCCAGCTCTATTCCTTGATATAAACTTTTTCCCTTCGAAAATTTGGTCTTGCATGTTTAAGGACATTCCATTAGCCAATGGATTAAACTTATCATCCAAGGCCATTTTTTCTTCCTCTTCAGTCATTGGGGCTCGCAATGTGTCTCCAATAAGCTGCACTACGAAAATACCACCACGCTCAGATGGTGCCATATATATCTTCAATTCTTCAGCTATCTCATGAAAATACACTACGCCATACCTCCTTTGACCTTTTAGGTCAAACCATGGTCAATCACGGTCAAACCTCAAAAATCGAAATTCCCTATAATGGATTCATACTTAACGACAAGGTGTAAAGTCTTATAAAAGTATAACACAAAATTTTACGTTTTTCAATCTTCTGCGAGTTATCGTTCATAAATAATTTACGAACGTAAATAAATTCTTTAGCATTCGCAGCACTAAAACACTAGTCCCAGATATGACATTAAACTGTCTGACTTGACCATCAACTCACCATCCTCGTGGCCACGTGGTGTGTTCGTAGTTGATGAACAAGAGAACATTATCAATAGAGTGCCAGCTTACGAACGGCTGATCACCGGAAAGAAGCGGAGTTATCCGCACGAGGTGACCATCTTATGAAAAACACGGCCAGCCATAACGGTTATCTCCGCTTCGCTAATGAAGCCAACGGAGGTAAAAGTTATGGCAATCAAAGTAAATCGGAGTAAACAGTATCGTATCTACATCAAGGAATCTAAAAGCTGGGTGGATGTAAACAAGGAATTCTACACGGACTTCTATCGTGACATCAATGCCTATCGCAAGCGTCAGCAGGAGCATGGCCGTTGTGTATGCCCTGCAAGCAAGCGCTATTTATGCGACATGGACTGCATGACCTGTCCGTATGCCAAGGCTGGCGACCAGCTTTCTCGCGATAACACCGTAAGCGACGGTGAAGGAAATGAAAAGAGCTGGCTTGATGACATGCCGGATGAATCCGCAGCTATCGCTGAATTAATGGAGGACGCAGAACTTCTCCGTACACTCTATGCAAAGCTGAATGAGCTGGACCCGGAAGGTCGTCTTATCTGCCAGCTTATTATGGAAGGAAAATCAGAACGTGACTGTGGCAAGGAAATGGGACTCTCCCGTAATACCTTTGTATACCGCAGGGACAAGCTGTTCCAGAAGCTTCGTTCCGAGCTTAAAGACTACATCTAATATGAATAGCCGTCCTCTGATTTTTCAGGGGACGATTTTTCTTTTCAAAAAATTTTTATAATTTTTCGGCCAAACGGCCATCTCACCTCCATTGAGTAGTGTAAGGCGAAACAAAGCGACCTACAGAAAGCGAGGTGAACACAGTGAATCAGACCTTTCACAACAGAAGCGGCACTGACGCAGAAATAATTGCTACCCTCACAGCAATCAGTCAGGTATCCGCAAGAATGGCGAAGAATCTTAGACTCATCGCCGCACACAGACAATCCGAGGAAGGAGGAACAACAAATGTCAAAAATAAACGATATGGCTATGACTATCGAAGAACTGAGAAATGCTGCCGCTGCTATTAACGATGCAGCAAACTGGCTTGCACAGCAGTTTACATCCGATGTTCAGCAGCAAAGAGAAAATATTGCTGCTACTACAGAGGAAAAATCAAAATCTGCACTGACCCTTGAGGAGGTTCGAGCTGTTCTGGCTGACAAATCTCGTGCTGGACATACGGCTGAGATTCGAGAGCTTCTTAAAAAATATGGAGCATGCAAGCTGTCACTCGTAGAGCCGAAACATTATGAAGCCCTGCTCAGGGAAGTGGAGGTGCTCTAATATGCCACCAAAAGGACATGCACTCCTCTCCGCATCCTCTTCTGACAGATGGCTTCACTGCCCACCGTCAGCAAGGCTCTGCGAAACCTATGAGGATAAAGGTAGTGATTATGCTGCAGAAGGTACCGACGCACACGCTCTTTGTGAATACAAGCTCCGTAAAGCTCTCGGCATGGAAGCTACTGATCCACCCAAAAGTCTCGACTGGTACAACGCCGAAATGGAAGATTGTGCCACCGGGTACGCCAGCTTTATTATGGAGCTTTTGGAAGATGCCAAACAGACCTGCTCCGATCCAGTTGTTCTGATTGAACAACGAGTGGACTTCTCCCGTTGGGTAGAACAAGGCTTCGGAACCTCAGATGCTATTCTCATCAGCGATGGAACTATGCATGTGATTGACTACAAACACGGTCTTGGAATCCTTGTTTCCGTTGAAGACAATCCACAGATGAAATGCTACGCTCTTGGCGCTCTGGAACTTTTCGATGATATTTATGACATCGATACAGTCAGCATGACCATCTACCAGCCTAGACGTCAGAACGTTTCTACCTATGAAGTCAGTAAGGATGACCTGTATCAGTGGGCCGATGAAGTTCTGAAACCTACCGCTGACCTCGCCTTTGCCGGTGATGGAAATTTCCTGTGCGGTGAATGGTGCGGATTCTGCAAGGCAAAGCATGAATGCAGGGCCAGAGCGGAAGCCAATCTTCTACTCGCACAGCACGATTTCAAACTACCACCTCTGCTGGAGGATTCGGAAATCAAAGTCATCCTTTCCCGTGTCGACGAACTGGTCTCCTGGGCCAACGACATCAAGGAGTATGCACTCCAGCAGGCAATCAGCGGTAAAGAATGGACCGGCTGGAAACTGGTTGAGGGTCGCTCCAACCGCAGATATACCAACGAAGACGCTGTATCAAAGGCTGTCGAAGCCGCTGGTTTTGACCCTTATGAAAAGAAGCTACTTGGTATCACTGCTATGCAAAAGTTACTCGGCAAATCTCGCTTCGAGGAACTCCTTGCAGCCTATATTGAAAAGCCACAAGGCAAACCTACTCTTGTGCCGGAAAACGATAAGCGCCCGGCAATGAACACAGCAAAAAATGATTTTATGGAGGAATATGACAATGAGTAAAAATGTAAAAATGACAAATTCCATGAAGGTTATCACTGGTCCTAACACACGCTGGAGCTACGCCAACGTCTGGGAACCTAAGTCCATCAACGGTGGCACTCCGAAATATAGTGTCAGCCTGATTATCCCAAAGTCCGACACAAAGACTGTCGCAAAGATTAAAACCGCTATCGAGGCTGCATACCGTGAAGGTGAAGCAAAGCTCAAGGGCAATGGTAAGTCCGTACCTGCTCTTTCCGTACTTAAAACGCCACTTCGTGACGGAGATCTTGAAAGACCGGATGATCCTGCATACGCTGGCAGCTACTTTGTAAATGCAAATGCAACCTCTGCACCTGGTATCGTAGATGCAGACCGCAATCCTATTCTCACTCGTTCTGAGGTTTACTCTGGAGTCTACGGTCGTGCCAGCATCAGTTTCTACGCTTTCAATAGCTCTGGCAATAAAGGCATTGCCTGCGGCCTTAACAATCTGCAGAAGATTCGTGATGGCGAGCCTCTTGGCGGTAAGGCATCTGCTGAATCTGACTTTGCAACTGATGACGACGATGATTTTCTTGACTAATGGAGGTGGCAAGCTATGAATACGATCACAATTAGCACAATTCTTGTAAACATCTGTATCGGCTGCTTCGCTTGCGTCGGTCTTACTACTGCAATCTCTATGATTCAGAGTATCATCAACGACCATAAACGTGAAAAGCGTGAGCAGGGAAAAGACAAGCGCGACCTAGAATACCACGAAAAGCGCATGAAAGACTTTAAGTAATCTATCAACCTGCTGGCGGTGGGCTCACTGCTGCCAGCACATTTTCTGACAAAAGGAGACAACCTATGAATGAATTTGCAGATATTTTAAATCTATTTATTGCTAATGTCATCGCCTATACCTTTTTTGCGGCGGTATATGGCTTCATCATCTACAACGTAGGAAAAATCATTTTTTACTTTGTTCGTTATGCGGTATACCACATTCGTCGTGACATCAATAAATATAAATCCAATAAAGATAAACAGTAACAAGGCAGGCGGCAGGGATTTCTCTGCTACCTGTTTTGTAGAAAGGACAATCTCATGAAAACACTTAGTATCGATATTGAAACCTACAGCGATGTACCACTTCAGAAAACCGGCGTATATCGCTATGTAGAATCACCTGATTTTGAAATCTTACTCTTTGCCTACAGCGTGGATAGCCAGCCCGTTCAGGTCATCGACCTTACCTGCGGAGAAAAAATACCAAAAGAGATCCTTCTTGCTTTGGAGAATGAAGATGTCATCAAGTGGGCCTTCAACGCTACCTTTGAACGTATCTGTCTTTCCCGTTTCTTAGGTTATCCGACCGGAGAATATCTGAAACCGGAAAGCTGGCGTTGCTCTATGATATGGTCCGCCACGATGGGGCTTCCACTCTCCTTGGAAGGTATCGGTGCTGTTCTGGGACTTGAAAAGCAAAAACTCTCAGAAGGTAAAGATCTCATCAAATACTTCTGCCAGCCTTGTGCTCCTACCAAAGCCAATGGTCAACGCACAAGAAACCGCCCTTTCCACGCTCCGGACAAGTGGGCCCTGTTCAAGAAATATAACATCCGTGATGTAGAAACGGAAATGGGCATCCAGCAGAGACTCGCAAAGTTCCCGGTTCCAGCTCAGGTTTGGGAGGAATATCATCTCGACCAAGAAATCAATGATCGTGGCGTCCGCTTGGATATGGATCTTGTCGCTGCTGCCATCGAGATGGATACTCGCTCACGAAAAGAACTGACAGATACTATGAAAACAATCACGGAACTTGAAAATCCGAACTCCGTCCAGCAGATGAAGGCATGGCTTTCCGATAATGGACTGAAAACAGATACTCTTGGTAAGAAAGCTGTCACAGATCTCTTAAAGACCGCTCCACCAAAGCTTGCACAAGTTCTTACCTTAAGGCAACAGCTAGCCAAATCTTCCATCCGCAAATATCAGGCAATGGAAAAGACCGTTTGTGCCGATGGTCGTGCCCGTGGCATGTTCCAGTTTTATGGAGCCAACCGTACTGGAAGATTTTCCGGTCGTAATATTCAGCTGCAAAATTTACCACAAAACCACCTGGCAGATCTTGCAGAAGCACGCTCACTGGTACGCTCTGGCGACTTTGAAGCCGTTAAACTCCTCTACGAAGATGTGCCGGATACACTCTCACAGCTTATTCGCACTGCCTTCATTCCAAGAGAAGGTACACAGTTTTTGGTCGCTGATTTTTCTGCTATTGAAGCTCGTGTCATTGCATGGTTTGCAGGCGAAAAATGGCGTCAAGATGTCTTTGCCAAAGGTGGCGACATCTACTGTGCCTCTGCAAGTCAAATGTTTAAGGTTCCCGTTGAGAAGCACGGTATCAATGGTCATCTCAGACAAAAAGGTAAAATTGCAGAACTTGCCCTTGGATATGGTGGTTCTGTAGGTGCACTAAAGGCAATGGGTGCTCTGGATATGGGCCTTACCGAAGATGAACTTCCTCCGCTAGTGGATGCCTGGAGACAGTCCAATCCGAACATCGTAAAATTCTGGTGGGATGTAGACCATGCCGTCATGGAAGCTGTAAAGTTCAAACATACTACCTCACAATATGGGCTAACCTTCTCCTGCAGGAGTGGCATGCTTTTTATCACTCTTCCATCGGGAAGAAAGCTGGCGTATGTGAAACCGAAGATTGGCACGAATAAATTCGGTGGCCAGTGTATTACTTATGAAGGCATCGGAAGCACCAAGAAGTGGGAACGTCTTGATTCCTATGGTCCGAAATTTGTCGAAAACATCGTACAAGCAACTGCCCGTGATATTCTCTGCTATGCTATGCAGACACTACGCTACTGTTCTATCGTCATGCACATTCATGATGAAGTAGTCATCGAAGCTGATCCTAGCATGTCATTGGAGGCAGTTTGTGAACAGATGGGCCGCACACCACCTTGGGCAAAAGGTCTACTGCTAAGAGCAGATGGTTATGCGACACCATTTTATAAAAAAGATTAGATTTTTTCGGCCAAACGTCAAACTCATCTCCATTTAGTAGTGGAGATAAAAATTTCATTTCTGTTTACATCAAAATGAGGCGTTCATCTCCAATGGATATTAGAGGTGGACGTCCTTTTTTATGTCCATCCGGAAAGGAGGAACTCGACATGTCAATCAGTAAATTCAATAGTGAAGGCTACCATGATCCTACTGCTTATGACGCACTTTCTTCTATCGAGAATGAAGCCCGTGCACTACGTGCTTTCAGGCCAATCGTATATATATGCTCTCCCTTTGCCGGAGACCTTGAAAAGAATGTAGTTGCTGCCAGAACGTACAGCCGCTTTGCTGTGGAACAAGGATACATTCCTATCGCACCACGCCTGCTGTTTCCACAGTTTTTAGATGATAGCGACCCCAAAGAACGTGAACTTGGTCTCTTCTTCGGAAATGCCATCATGAGCAAATGCTCTGAGGTCTGGGTCTTTGGAAGTCATATTTCTTCAGGTATGGAAGCAGAAATCAAACGAGCCAAGTGGAAAAATTACCGCCTGCGCCATTTCACAGAGAATCTTGAGGAGGTTTAACACATGTATGAAGTAAAAGAAAATTCAAGAATATTAAAGGACGGAACTGAAATCGCAACCTACAGCAGAGATGTGGTCAGCTGCAATATCTTAGAGGTCGAGGCTGGAACCACCGGTTATTGTGGCGGTGATACCGGTCATGGCGGTCGCACTTATTTCCGCATTCAGGATGCAGCTTGCACGGATATGGAAATCCATAGCTATACCACTCGCTGCGGTAATAATGGTTTTGAAGTCTGCCTCGGCGGTGATTGCGAATTAGAAACCATGATTCGAGCTTTGAAATTTATCACCAAGGTTCTCGAAGAAGAATCCAAGGAGGTGTATGACTGATGTTTACCATTTATTCTGTAGATGTTACCGGCAATCCCAGTAACTGTTCCTATCCACACAAGCATGTCATCTTAGACGAGGACAGCCTGAAAACTGCTATCTGCCACGACTATGTCTGTGCCGAATATAAAAACAGCTACCGCAACGGCGACAACTTCATCGGCAGCGACTGCCTTCCTGTAGATTGCGATAATGATCACTCTGAAAATCCGGATGACTGGGTTACTCCTGATGATATTATGCAGGCTTTTCCGGGTGTCAGTTTTGCTATCCACTATAGCCGCTACAACAATCGTGAGAAAAATGGGAAAGCAGCAAGACCGAAGTTCCATGTGCTGTTTCCAATCGAGTATATATCGGACGCCTCCCTCTACAGCGATATGAAAAAACTGGTCAATTCCATATTCCCGTATTTTGACACGCAGGCACTAGACGCTGCACGATTCTTCTTTGGAACAACTACTGCGGATGTTTCAATCTATCCAGGGCGCATGAATCTGACCGAGTTTTTGAATGAGGACCTGTTCGATGAAGATTTGCCAGATGGTCAATACGATGGTTCTGCCATTCCAGAAGGAAGTCGTAATGCAACTATGTCTCGTTTTGCCGGTCGTGTAATCAAAAAATACGGTGACTGTGACAAGGCATATCAAGCATTTATGGAAGAATCAACAAAGTGCACACCTCCACTGGAAGCATCTGAGCTTACAACTATCTGGCACAGTGCACAGCGTTTTTATGCAAGACTCTCCCAGCAGGATGGCTACATTTCCCCAGAAGTATATAATGATCCTTCCTGTTACAAGCCTGGAGACTATTCTGACGTAGGACAAGCTGAGGTACTGGCAAAATATTTTTCCGGCGAGCTCCGATACTCTCCGGCAACCCACTTCATCCGATATTCTGATCATTACTGGCAGGAATCCGAACCAGGTGCACAAGCCGTGGCTCATGAGCTTACCAGAAGGCAACTGAAGGAAGCTGGCAACGATATGCTCGAAGCTCTCGACAAATTAAAAAACTCCGGTGCACAGTCCCTGCTTGATTCCATGTCTAAGTCCAAGGCAGAACAGCTGATGAATGAGGATCAGATGGAAGCCTACCAGGAATTTATGGCCGCAAAAGCATATCAACAGTTTGCTGTAAAGCGCAGAGATTCCAAGAATATTACTTCCACGCTGAAAGAGTCTCGTCCAATGCTGGAGATCTCACCTCGTGACCTTGATGCTGATTGCTTTGCTCTGTGCACACCAGAAGCAACCTATGACTTGCGTAAAGGAATGGCTGGTGCACGAGAACACCTGCCGGAAGATTTCATTACCAAAATTACATCGGTATCTCCGAATTATAAGGGCCAGCAGATTTGGCTGGACTGCCTTGATCTCATCTTTCAGAGCAATCAGGAACTTATCGATTATGTTCAGATGATTTGTGGTCTGGCTGCCATCGGCAAAGTCTATGTGGAGGCACTCATCATTGCCTACGGTGATGGCCGCAATGGTAAGTCAACCTTCTGGAATGCTATTTCCAGAGTGCTTGGTCTTTACTCCGGCAACATCTCTGCTGACACACTCACTGTTGGCTGTCGCAGAAACATCAAACCGGAAATGGCCGAGGTCAAAGGTAAGAGACTTCTCATCGCTACCGAGATGCAGGAAGGCGCTCGTCTAAATGATTCCACCGTCAAACAGCTCTGCTCTACAGATGATGTCTTTGCTGAGAAAAAGTACAAGGACCCGTTCTCGTTCAAACCATGTCACACGCTTGTACTCTACACCAACCATCTGCCTCGTGTCTCTGCATCCGATGATGGTATTTGGAGACGACTTATTGTCATCCCATTCAATGCCAAAATTACAGGAAGCAACGACATCAAGAACTATAGCGAGTATCTTTATGACAATGCTGGCGGCAGCATTTTGGCGTGGGTCATCGAAGGTGCCAAAAAAGTCATCGAGTCTGATTACCAGATTCCCGTGCCGGAGTGTGTGCAGAATGCCATTGATGAATATCGTAGCCAGAACGATTGGTTTGGTCACTTTCTTTCTGACAAATGTGAAATTGACCCGTCCTATAAAGAAAGCTCTTCTTCTCTTTATCAGGCCTACCGCAACTATTCTCTGGACTGCAACGAGTATGTGCGCAGTACCGCTGACTTCTACTTTGCATTAGAGAAAGCTGGCTTTGAGCGAATTACCATGAGCAGAAAGCGTTATTTTAAAGGTCTGCGCTTACGTGATGACACCGGTGCAGACGAGGATTTTATGAATTAAGGCCACTTATGACAAGGTGTATCAAGGTGTTTTATAAAACTTTTCTTAGGCTTATAAAATTATGAATAAGAAAAAGTATGGAAAATACCATTGATACACCTTGCACATCTTCAATTTAACGGCCTGATGGAGGACAAGTATGTTAGAAAAAACGATAGAAAAGAAATTGACAACTGCAGTAAAAAAGGCTGGTGGTATCGCGCCGAAGTTCGTGTCTCCTTCTTTCGCAGGGATGCCCGACCGTCTGATCTTATTACCTGATGGGAAGTTTGCCTTCGCAGAATTAAAGGCACCCGGAGAATCTCCACGCCCACTGCAAAAGGCACGGCATAGACTCCTTCGCTCTCTGGGCTTTCGAGTCTATGTGATTGATAGCGTCGAACAGATTGGAGGAATGATTGATGAACTTCGCACCTCATGATTACCAGGCCTATGCCATTAACTATATTGAGACACATTCTGTAGCCGCTGTCTTGCTCGATATGGGTCTTGGAAAAACAGTTATTTCTCTGACTGCCATCGCCGATCTGTTATTTGATAGTTTTGAAGCCCACCGCATTCTTGTGATTGCCCCACTTCGAGTAGCCAGAGACACATGGCCCGCTGAAATCAAGAAATGGCAGCATCTGAAGCACCTGACCTTTGCTATCTGCGTCGGAACACCGAAAGAACGAAAAAACGCTTTAATGGCAGGAGCCGATATAACAATCATCAACAGAGAAAATCTTCAATGGCTTATCGAGTCCAGTGGATTTTCCTTCGACTACGATATGGTAGTCATTGATGAGCTTTCTTCCTTCAAAAATCACAATTCAAAGAGATTCAAATCTCTGCTGAAGGTAAGACCCAGCGTCAAGCGCATTATCGGCCTGACCGGAACACCAAGCAGTAATGGACTCATGGATTTATGGGCCGAGTTTCGATTACTGGATTTAGGAAAACGCCTTGGTCGCTTCATTACCGAGTACCGAAACAACTACTTTGTACCGGACAAAAGGAATGGTCAGATCATCTATTCCTATAAACCACAGCCCTATGCGGAGGAACGTATCTATAGTCAAATTTCCGATATTACCATTTCCATGAAATCAACAGACCATCTGCAGATGCCTGAACTCATCTCTTCCGAATATGAGGTTCATTTGTCCGAAGATGAAGTTGCCAGATACGAGGAATTAAAGAGTGACTTGGTGTTGGATCTCCCTGATGGAGAAATCACCGCAGCAAATGCCGCTTCTCTCACCGGAAAGCTATCTCAGCTTGCTAACGGTGCCATTTATTCCGATACCGGTGAAATCATCGAGTTTCATGACAGAAAGCTGGATGCTCTGGAGGATATCATCGAATCCGCAAATGGCAAACCCGTCCTTGTAGCCTACTGGTTCAAACATGACCTCTCACGAATCAAAAAGCGCTTTGATGTGAGAGAGATAAAATCCAGCAATGACATCACCGACTGGAATGCTGGAAAAATCCCGGTTGCAGTCATTCATCCTGCATCTGCCGGTCATGGACTCAATCTACAGGCTGGTGGCTCCACCCTTATCTGGTTTGGGCTGACATGGTCACTGGAATTATATCAGCAGACCAACGCCCGACTGTGGAGACAGGGTCAAACCTCCGGAACCGTGGTGATAGAGCATATCATCACTAAAGGAACCATTGATGAGCGTATTTTGAAGGCTCTCTCCAAGAAGGAGCTGACACAGAATGCCCTTATCGATGCGGTAAAAGCAAATCTATGACAATCTTTGACAAAACACGATAATCCGTGCAAATCCGAGGGAAATAAAACAATCCGGAGGTAAAGCATGAACGCAAAAGAATATTTATTACAGGCTCGCTATCTTGATGAACGCATTACATCAAAAACTCAACAGATTGCATCCTTAAATGATCTCGCTACCAAATGTACTTCTACCATTTCAGATATGCCGAGAAACCCAAACCACGGTGGTTCCAGAATGGAAGATGCCATTTTGAAAATCATTGATTTGGAAGATGGCCTGAAGAAAGACATCGAAAAGCTGGTGGATTTAAAGAAAGAAATCATGGGTGTTATCCATGCTGTTCCCAACGTAGAATACCAAATGCTACTGGAAAAACGCTATCTCTGCTTCATCACTTGGGAACAGATAGCAGTGGATCTGAATTATTCTATACAACACATACATCGTATGCATAGCGCAGCATTAAAAGAAATCATAGTTCCACAGACAGATGAGAGTTAATGTGATAGAATGAGAGCCCTTTCTTATGATAATATTACAATAGCGAAAATGATAATCGCAGAGAGCCTTGTTGGAGTCAATCCTACAGGGCTTTTCTTATGCCCAAGCGGAAGGAGGAATACGATGCCAAGAAAGCCAAAACGTCCCTGCTCCTATCCCGGATGCCCTAATCTGACAGACGGACGCTTCTGTCCAGAGCATGAAAAGATGGAAGCCAAACGATACGAGAGGTACGACCGAGATCCAAATACCAAGCGTCGCTACGGACGTGCATGGAAACGTATCCGTGACAGCTATGCTGCTGCCCATCCCCTTTGTGAGAGGTGCCTTGAGAATGGTGTCTACACACCAACCGAGCAAATACACCATGTAAAACCTCTTTCACAAGGTGGAACGCATGATAGAGAAAACTTGATGGCTCTTTGCAAATCCTGCCATGCCAAGATTCATGCGGAACATGGCGACCGTTGGCACAACCAGTAGGGGCGGTCTACTTCTCTACGGTGAAGTCACCGGGGAACGGGCGTGGGGTCTCACGCACAAAGTCGCAATTTCAAACGGGGTATATAGGCCCCTGAACTGGAGGTGTAAAAATGGCTAAGGACGGTACAAACCGTGGCGGCGCTCGTATCGGCGCTGGAGCCAAGAAAAAGCCCTTAGCTGACAGAATTGCTGAGGGAAATCCGGGTAAACGTGAATTGACTGTCATCGATTTTACAGACAGCACTGTCGATTTAGAAGGTCAGCCAATGCCCAAACCATCCAAGATGTTATCTGCAAAGCAAAAGAACGGTAAAAAGCTAGTTGCTGCAGAAGTTTATAAGAAAACATGGAATTGGCTGCACGAACGTGGCTGCGCTGCTCTTGTCTCTCCGGAGCTTCTGGAACGCTACGCCATGAGTGTTGCTCGTTGGATTCAATGCGAGGAAGCAATAACTGAGTTTGGCTTTCTTGCAAAGCATCCGACCACCGGCAATGCGATTCAATCTCCTTATGTGGCCATGAGCCAGAACTTCATGAGTCAGACCAATCGTCTCTGGATGGAGATCTATCAAATCGTAAAAGAAAATTGTGCCACTGAATACAACGGAGCCACACCACAGGATGATGTGATGGAAAGACTCCTGCTGGCACGGAAAGGAAATTGATATGGATTTATCTGAATTTATGAGCTTGCTAAAGAAGTGTCGCAGGCATTTAACCTTCCAGCAGTTTAGCACACTCAAAGGGCAGGCTAAAGCTGGTGACATAGATGCCGCTTTCAAGGGATTAAAAAAATTATTACACAGGAGGGCTGCATCATGCTAATTGAAAAGAAAAATGTCGCAGATCTTCTTCCTGCTGATTACAATCCTCGAAAAGATTTAAAACCCGGTGATAAAGAATATGAAAAATTGAAACGCTCTATTGAGCAGTTCGGCTATGTAGAACCTGTCATCTGGAATGCTACCACCTCTCGTGTCGTTGGCGGCCACCAGAGACTAAAGGTCCTCATTGATATGGGCATCACGGAAGTAGAATGCGTCATTGTTGAAATGGATGAGGATAAAGAGAAAGCACTGAATGTTGCTCTTAACAAAATCAGTGGTGAATGGGATAACGACAAGTTGGCCCTTCTTATCTCTGACCTGCAAGGCGCTGACTTTGACGTCTCCCTCACCGGATTTGAGCCAGAAGAACTTGAAGATCTGTTTCGTGAAGATACGAAAAAAGGTGTACAGGATGACAATTTTGATGTGGATGCTGAGCTTGTAAAACCGACTTTCTCCAAGACCGGTGACCTGTGGCTCCTTGGTGATCATCGTCTTGTCTGTGGTGACTCCACGAAGCCTGAAACCTACGAACTTCTGATGAACGGAAAGAAGGCAAATCTGGTTGTGACTGATCCTCCGTACAATGTCAATTATGAAGGTAGCGCCGGAAAGATTAAGAACGACAATATGGGAAACGATGCCTTCTATCAATTCCTACTTGATGCCTATACTCGCATGTATGAATCGATGGCAGATGATGCTTCTATCTATGTTTTCCACGCAGACACCGAAGGACTCAACTTCCGTAGAGGCTTTGCCGATGCTGGTTTTTATCTCTCTGGCTGCTGTATCTGGAAAAAGCAATCCCTTGTCCTCGGACGCAGCCCTTACCAGTGGATGCATGAGCCTTGCCTCTTCGGTTGGAAGAAATCCGGTAAACATCAATGGTATACCGGACGAAAAGAAACGACCATCTGGGAATTTGATAAGCCTAAAAAGAATGGTGATCATCCTACAATGAAGCCTATTCCTCTTCTGGCCTATCCGATTATGAATTCCAGCATGGCTAATTCTCTGGTCCTCGATCCGTTTGGTGGCTCCGGCAGCACGCTCATCGCATGCGAACAGACTGGTCGTATCTGCTGCACTATTGAACTGGATGAAAAGTTCTGCGATGTTATCGTCAAACGCTATATCGAGCAAGTTGGTTCCTCTGAGAAGGTTTCCGTCATCCGTGATGGTTTAACCTATTCCTACGATGAAATTGCTCCGGATGCTGAGGATGCCACTCTTTTGTAAGTAGGTAATGTACACAATCCATAAGGCACATATTTGTTGATGTTTTTCTCCGATATTGCTTGCTATTATGTGCCTTTAGAGTGATATATGTACTACCAAAACAAAGGAGGACACCCACATGAAGATCATTTTAAACGAAACCGAAAGAAAGCCGCTGGCAGCCCTGCTTGGCGAGTACACAAACACAAAACCGCAATACCTGAGAGCTCCTTCCTACGCCTATCAGATTGGAGACCTTCTCCTGACACGCGAAGGAAACATTGAGGGTCCGGACACTGTGAGCCAAGCTGAATACGACGAACTGCTTGCTCTCTTGGACGCAAACGGCTACTGCCGGAAAGAAACAGATTTTCATCCGGCTCAGGGACCAGAAGTTGAAGCAACTTCTACAGACGAAACAGGACTTACCATTACCATTCCACTTGAGGATGTTAATGTTGGAAACCTCACCAACCTTCTGGATGCCAAAGGATTCCTCATCAAGCATGCCCTGCACATTGATGACCTTCGCTTTGAACTGAGTGAAGACAATATTTCCTTCCCTTGGTTCTCAGAACTTCCTGCACCGGATGAAATCCACGCCTACAGCACACTGATTGCAGCCCTTTGTAAAATGAGCAAGGATCAGAAACGAATCAGCGCTACAGAAAAACCGGTAGACAACGAGCGCTACGCTTTCCGCTGTTTCCTTCTTCGCCTCGGCTTCATCGGGGACGAGTACAAAACGGACCGCAAAATCCTGATGAGATATCTTCCGGGTAACAGCGCATTCAAAGGAGGTGAAGGTCATGCAATTTCCAAGTAAGGAACAGGTGGCCCGCCAGCGCCTCCTTTATCCAGCTGGCACTCGTATAGAGCTAGTCCAGATGAACGACGCACAGGCCCCTCCAGTGGGCACACGTGGCACCGTCATCGGTGTCGACGATACCGGAAGCATCATGGTGGATTGGGACAACGGATCTGGACTCAACATAATCTACGGTGTAGATCGCTGTAAGGAGGTCTCAAATGAATAATCGATACTTCGTAATATTTAAATGTCGTGAAAAAATGAGGATCAAAACATACGAATTCAAAACACGTAGCGATGCATTAAATTATTTTCGTTTGTTTTATGAACCAGATTCAGAAGCTCTCTACTATTCCATTAGTGTATCTGAATTTGACGCACATCAAAAGGTAGAACATCTACTTGCTCTGCTAACTTTTGTAGAAAAAAGTATTAATGGTGACACCGTTAGAAAAGACTGGAGAAATTGGAATATAGGAAGAGTAACTATTTATGAAACACATGAATTTGATGGGGACAGCATCACACAAGGGATCATCACTGAAATTTATTCCGATCATGCAATATTAACTGCTGATGATATGTATCTCTGGATTGATGATGACACACAATTTATGTTTCGATAATTTAACTGAGAAAGGAAACACTATATATGACGAGCTTTGATAAATTGGCTGATTATGATATTAGTCGCATAAAACTTTTAACTGATTTCTCATACGATGATGCTTTAATCGGAGTCACAGAGGACAGTCGTGCCATCTATGATTACGATAAAATGGTTAAATGGCTCATTGAAGAAGAAGGCTTTGAAGAAACAGATGCTGAGGAATGGATCAATTATAACACGATACGCGCACTTGACTATGCAGGATCTGATTCTCCAATTATTATGCATGCACTTGCATAAATTGCATCAAATCGCTTAAGAAAGGAACCATGTATATGAATTATAAAATACTTGAATCTCATATATCAGAGTCAGAGATAAAATATTATGAAGATATTAATCCTGGATGGACGGTTAAAACAACCAACTGTTTATTAGTCACATTTGAAGACGGTACATCCACGACTTATATTATCTTCGAAGGTCCTTGGACCAAGGCTAATATGTGCAGAAATTGTGGATCATACTATGAAATTTCAATAGGCAATAAGATCCTAAAAATTCCTCACCTTGATGACTAGCACTTCTCCTATATATACAGTTTTCTCTCTGAATATTTGTGTACTATATAGCTCAAATTGACTTGCTATTATATGCTTTTAGCGTGATATATAGTACTACCAAAAGGGAATACACATTTTTAGAAGGAACCTACCATGAAAGAAATCAAAACATTTGAAACAGCCATTAAACAGAATGCCAAGAGCCTTGAGGAACTCGGAATAAACGCAACCTTATTCTGGGCATACAGAACCAGCAAGGAAACCGGAAACGAGCTCATCGACTTCAACGAGGTTATTTGGGATTACGACATTGTAGAAATTGCTCAGGCCTTAAGAGCCAACGGCATCACCGAATTTACCATCAGCTCCACCTTTTCAAGCCTTCTCGAAACCCTTGTAGCTTTCGAGAAACAAGGCATCAGCATGGCTGGCCTTACCACAGTTAAAGCTCGCTACACCGATTGGAAAACCGGCGAGCATGCCTTCATTCCTGCAATCCAAATGACGGTAAAGGAGGCATAAACCATGTGGAAAGAAGGAACAATCGGAATTCCAAAGAAAGACGGCGGATACAAAAGCGTAAAATACTGGGTCAAGCATTTTGATGAGCCAAACGAAGATTACGGTATCAACGGCGGTAAGATTTCAAAATTCAGCTTGAAGATGGATGGTGAGTGGATTGCCAACTACGACAGAGGCTGGGATATCGAGCCCACCTGCGAAGAAGCCAATCTTGCACTTAGCATCCTGCTGAACGAATTAAACTAAACCACCTGAAAATAATATCAGGCAGGACGGTCCCAGATGGGACTGTTCCTCGTTATAGACGTCGCCACCTGGCGGCTATTTTTATTTCTGCGAAAGGAGGCGCATACATTTGCGTAAACTTGAAAACTACACACCGACACGCTTTATGGCTGCGGACTCCACTTACAATAAACAGATGGCGGATTACGCAGTCAATTTTATTGAATGTCTCTGCCACACCAAAGGCACATGGGCCGGTAAGCCGTTTGAGCTCATCGACTGGCAGGAACAGATTATAAGGGATATCTTTGGCACTTTGAAACCGAATGGCTATCGACAGTTTAACACTGCCTATGTGGAAATTCCTAAGAAAATGGGCAAATCGGAACTTGCTGCTGCCGTCGCCCTGCTCCTTACCTGCGGTGATGGCGAAGAACGTGCTGAGGTGTATGGCTGTGCAGCTGACCGCCAGCAGGCAACCATTGTATTTGATGTGGCTGCCGATATGGTACGTATGTGTCCTGCACTGAATCGGAGAGTAAAAATTCTCGCTTCCCAGAAACGTATCGTTTACCAACCGACTAACAGCTTCTATCAGGTATTGTCCGCCGAGGCTTACTCAAAGCATGGTTTCAACATTCATGGCGTTGTATTCGATGAGCTACATACTCAGCCCAACCGAAAGCTCTTTGATGTTATGACTAAGGGCTCCGGAGACGCCAGGATGCAGCCGCTTTACTTCCTTATCACAACCGCCGGAACAGATACCAACAGCATCTGCTATGAAACACATCAGAAGGCCAAGGACATCTTGGAAGGAAGAAAAATCGATCCGACCTTCTATCCTGTCATCTATGGTGCCGATGAAGCCGATGACTGGACAGATCCGGAGGTTTGGAAGAAAGCAAATCCTTCTCTTGGTATCACAGTCGGTATCGACAAAGTTGAAGCTGCCTGTGAATCTGCAAAACAGAATCCCGGCGAGGAGAATTCCTTCAGACAGCTAAGACTTAACCAGTGGGTCAAGCAGGCAGTTCGTTGGATGCCAATGGAAAAATGGGATGCCTGCTCGTTCAAGGTTGATGAAGAATCCTTAGAGGGTCGCGTCTGTTACGGTGGTCTGGATCTTTCCTCCACCACAGATATTACAGCTTTCGTGCTGGTATTTCCTCCGCTGGATGAGGATGACAAGTTCTGTATCTTACCATATTTCTGGATACCGGAAGATACGCTTGATCTTCGAGTAAGGCGAGACCATGTTCCTTACGACGTCTGGGAACGTCAAGGCTTTCTGGAGACAACCGAAGGAAATGTTGTTCATTACGGCTACATCGAGAAATTCATCGAGCGTCTTGGAGAGCACTTCAATATTCGTGAGATTGCCTTTGACCGCTGGGGAGCTGTTCAGATGGTTCAGAACCTTGAAAGCATGGGCTTTACTGTTGTTCCGTTCGGTCAGGGATTTAAGGATATGTCTCCACCGACAAAAGAACTCATGAAGCTGACGCTGGAGCAAAAGCTAGCCCACGGTGGTCATCCGGTGCTTCGATGGATGATGGATAACCTTTATATCCGCACTGATCCGGCAGGAAATATAAAGGCAGACAAAGAAAAATCCACAGAGAAAATCGACGGAGCTGTTGCCACCATCATGGGGCTTGACCGTGCGATCCGCTGTGGAAACAATACCGGTGCTTCTGTCTACGATGAAAGAGGCATTTTATTCATATAAAAATGGAGCCCTTGTTTTTACACCAAAAGCTCCATTACTGTTTATTTATTTGAATTTATGATTCCTTCAATATCACGGCCACCGTAGAATATTCGAGCTACTGTAACTGCCCTTTCCTCGTCATCAACAAGGTAGTACACAATAAAGTTGTCTACAGGAAGCTGATGCATTTTCATCGAATGCCAAGGCTCCCAGTCAACTAACGCATAACGAGCTGGCATGAAATCCAATGAACGAACCTCTTTTCGGATGCGGCCCAGCTGAGCGGTAGCAGTTTCTGGAACAAGGAGTTCATTCGCAATGTACGAATAGATCTCACGTAAGTCGTCAAGCGCATCTACAGAATAGCCGACTTTATAGCTATCTGTCAT